CAATCTTGTGCAGTTGAGCGTACTCGTCCAGTAGGCACAGTGCTTTCTTCATAACGATTGCACCTGCGCTCTGTAGGAGAGTATTCAGTGCCGCGTGTTCTGACCGTACAGCGACCCTGCGTCCATCCAGTCCAAGAACATAACCTCTTCCTGAAGCCACTCCAACTCGCTCTCGTAGTGTTCTAAGAGCAGGCGTATTTCGTAGGAACTTTTCTTTAAGTCGTTTACCATCTCTTGCACTTCCTCCGACAATACTTCCGATTTTCGCATCTCCTGCGCCGTAAAGGAAAGCGTAGATAAAAGTCTTTGCTTGGTTTCGAGTTTCAACGCCCGAAGCCAACTGGTTTGCCGTGTGAATATCTCCATTGAGAATTTCATTAGTGTAATCCTTATCGTTCATGTAGTGTGCAAGCATACGTAATTCCAAGCCACTTGCGTCCATACCTACTAGCCTGTAGCCTGTAGGCACTGTCCAAACCTCTCTGCACTGTTTACCGTAGGGTGCATTACCTGCCGGTACTTGGGCAACATTTGGTTTAGAGTGTGTCATACGTCCTGTAACTGCGCCGTTGGCATTGACATAACCATGCACTCTACCGTTATCCTGAACTGCGTCCAACCAACTCTGTATCTGCGCGATGCGCTTCTGTACCATAAGGTACTCACCAATAAGCTCCGCTTCCGGTATACCCTTCACCTTGTTAAGAACGCTCTCATCAACGATAGGCTGTCCTTTCTCTGTAAAGGTCTCTGGTTTCCATCCGAAGTATTGTAGGTAACGACCTATCTGTTGTCGTGAGCCTAAGTTAAACTCTGGATAATCCAGTCTGCTAAATGGTGCTACTGCTGTTGTCCACTGTTCCCCTAAGAACTTCAGGCCGACTACTGAGTAACTGCCGTCCTTCTTTACCTTGGGTGTTATCTCCTTAATGAATGTAGGTAAGGGTTTGAACTTCTCGTGTACCTTATCTTCCAAGTCAAACTTCTTTTCCTTTAGCTCCGCCAGAAGTACAAAAGACTTCTCTTGGTCTAGTACCCATCCGTTCTTAATTTGCTTGCTAATAATCCTTTGTACCTGACCTTCAAGCACAATGCTTTGATTTCCAAAACTTGCAAGGTCACGAAGTAATCTCTGGTACACCAGTTCATTAACTCGTACGTCTTGCTCACAATACTCCACCATATCCTGAGAAAAATTATCCCAATCACTGTGTTCTCCTTTCGGTTGATTTAGTAACTGACCCCAGTTCTCCAATGAATGACCGCCTTGTCGTGATGGCTCTGCCAGTCTGGACATAACTAACGTATCTGTTACTTTACATTTGCTGAAGTCTACGTCGAGTAGCTGTTCCAAAACCGGAATATCGTACCCGATGATGTTGTGACCAATGACCTCTAGCTCGCCCTGCTCTTTAATCCAGTCCTTGAAACAAAGTAGGTCGTCGCCTGACCACGTTATAAACTCCTTAGCCCCTATCTCGTAGGCTACAATACACCAAACCTTGTCAGGGTTAAGGCCATTGGCTTCGATGTCAAAGACTATCTGTTTCATTAGGACTCCTGCTGTTTCCTGTCTCTATAATCACACCAACCATTAATGGAATCAAAAACTTCCTCAATGCTGTTGTAACCTGAGTACCACTTACAATGTGCTTTGTGTCTAGGTGTCCACTTCATTGTATGAGGTGAAATAAAGAAGTAACACTTCCTGTGATGGAAACATATCTGGCCTGCGCCATAAGGATATATTTTCTTCTTTCCTAGTCTCTTTAGCTCATTTATTGCTTCCTCTATCATTACAGGGTCTGCAATGTCTGTCTCTGTTACTTGGTACTGACTGACTCTATTAACCATGTTAGAACTCCACGTTACTCTCTGTAGGACAAGCTGTTTCAATCATACGTCCCGAGTCTATATCGTAATAAAGATGACAAGCGGCTCCAGTCAAACCTACAAACCTGTTCTTTAATACCCTGACACATGTTGTGTTACGTATTTGCTCGTCCGGATGCTGTTGGTCTCGCTCTAGTCCAATAACCATATCACTTAACTGTGCGATAGCCGCTGAACCTCGTAGCTCTCCTAAGCTAATCTTTCCTCCGTCCTCGTGCGCCTTCTGCCCTGATGGTCGTCTGAGGTGTGACACCAAGAATAACCCGACTCCTGTCTCCTGCACTATCTTCCGTAGGTTGGTCATAATGCTGTCGATTGCCTTACGCTCGTCTCCCTGCGCTTGGTCACTGACTACAATACTAAGGTGGTCTAGGATAATCCATTTGCAGTCCAAGCCCTTAGCCATGTACCTGATGCGTCCTAGCAAGTCGTCCTCACTGGTACTGCCGAAGTGGTCGAGTAGTTGAATACGCCCTAAACCCCACGTCTTCTCCCAGTAACCTCGTTCCTCTCCTTCTACCTGTGCTTTACGTATCTCTGGCTTATGTAACAGCTTGTTAGCCTCGATAGACATAATGCCTAGCGTAGTCTTCGGTACGTCTTCCTCTAGCGCCAAGATACCGATATTGTCCTCGGTGTTCTTCAATAGGTGATGCTCTAGCTCTCGCATAATCTGAGACTTACCCATACCCGAACCTGACGTTATCGTAACCAGTTCCCGCGGTCTAAAGCCATAGGTGTATTCATTCAAACACTCCCAAGGATAAGGTATTGATTCGACTTCCTTCTGTTCCTGTAGCAAGTCCCACGTATCCAAGCCTGAGACAATACCGTCCGGTCTGTAGACCTTAGCGTCCCACCATGCCCTAGTGAACTCCTGTATCTTCTTGGCCTTCAGCATATCCCCTGCGTCCTTCAAGGGTAATGTTACGTTCTTAGCCTTGTTGGGGGTGAACAAGTTAAGCACTGACTGTGCCGCCTCCTGTCCTGCCTTGTCATTGTCGAAACATATCACTACGTTCTCAAACGACTCTAGCCATTCCAAGTTGGCTTTAATGTCCTTACTGGCTCCTGCCGCACCTGACCGGATAGACACTACAGGCCACTTTCCGTCGAACATCTCACTGACTGCTAGTGCGTCTGCCTCTCCCTCGGTGATGGTAATGTACTTACCGCCTTCCCTGAATGCTTGCTGACCGAACAAGCCTACGTTATCAAAGTTCCCTGTCGCGTAGAATCCCTTGGTCTCTACCTGTCTAACCTTCGTCCCTGTCGGCTTGTTGCTATCCTTATCATAGTACGGGTAGTGATGCTTTACAATTTGTCCCTCTGGTGAGAACTCCACAGTAACGCCGAACTTCTGCGCTATGCCCTGTGATATTCTCCTGTCAGGGATTGCCGCTATTACTCCTGTCATCTCGAATGCCCTTGTTTGTGTACGTGGTGCAAAGTCTAGGGCAGTTCCGTTGCCCTTCTCGTAGTAGCCACACCCATTGCTGAAGCAGTGAGCGTGACCGTCAGAGTACCTTGCCAGATTGTTAGCAGAGCCACACTTGGGGCATGACTCGTGCTTTAGGAAGGTAGACTTCTCTGTCATTAAAAGTCCTCGTTATCTTCTGACTGCTCTGCTACTTCTAAAACCTTCACCTTATTGAGGTATGTACTGGTTCCGTGTACTGGGTGTGGTGCGCCTTCCTGCCAGAGGATACGCACCTTAGAGCCTCGTGGTACTCGGCCTTGGAATGCTGTACCATCAGCGTTTAAGACACCAACCTCGAACTTACTGGCAAACTTACGTTGCTTTGTTCCTTCGTACTCACGTAGTTTAACACCTGCACTATCTAGGCTCTCTGCGTCGCCTTCGTCTAAAGACAACACCAAAGAGTATTTACCTGTGGACTGTCCGTTGTACATCTCATGCTCTGTAAGATTCTCAAATGCTACTGTACCTTCTAATACCTGACTCATATCTTTTACCTTTTGATTAAATTAAATTGTTACTACTTAGGTATACCTTAGTTAGTTGCTTTTAGTTTATTATAAAAGAACATAACATAAGTATAGTATATCATTAATTGTTACTAATGTCAAACCCTAATGCTTCTAAGTCTAAACTTTCTTCTCCTTCCGTGTCCAATAGTCCGCCGTTTTCAAAGGCAAGTGCCGCATTAGTTGAAATACTCATACAGTTATAGCAGAGGTCTAAAGGCTTGTCTGTATTATAATCAGTTCTCTTTAACTCTGCTTCCGTCATAATAGCGTCGCACGCTTTACATCTACTCATTTTGTATGCACTCCTATCGTGTCGTAATGCACCTTGTTGAAGTCGCTACGCGCCATTGTGTACAGGTCGTGCTGTATGTGCTGTCGTGCGGCCTGTTGCATCTCTGATACGCTCATCGCATACAGCAGGTACTCTGTGACCTCATCGACCCTTACGTGGTCTTCGTCAGCTATCCAGTCGTTCTGCTCGTATCCTATCAATTGCTCTTTAATCTTGCTCATCGTCCCACTTCTCCATAGTTTCTTTGATGCCATAGCCTAGGCATAGGATTATACCTGTTAAAAATATTGTCAATATCATTCTTCTAACTCCGTCCATACGTTCCCTAGTGTAACAATAAAGAAGGGCACTAGCAACACCAATCCGTCGAAAGCCATCGTGCTCAATTCTCCGTCTTTTACTGTCCATACTGGCCGGCTCTCTACACTCTCTATGTCTAACCCAATGCCGAACCTCGGCTCTACGTTTAAAAACATTCCAAAAATATTAGCTTGCATCTTGAATTACTCCGCTCTCGTCTATTAAGTCTTTAACAAAAATACCGTCTACCATACGCCCTGTGCGGTACTTAATATCATTATAGGCTACATTCATGCAGTCCGTCAATGTTAAGTTGTGTCTCTCGCATAGGTTAATTAGCACGACCAAAATGTCGCCTACGTCATCGCTAAAGTCTTGACTGTGTTCTATGTTGACTCGTAGCTCTTCTACCTCTTCTAGCAGCTTCTCGAACTGTTGGTGGTCTGTACTGCCCTCAATTAGGTTCCGTGCGTTATGCCAGTCGATTATTTTCTGTTCCAGTGCGTAATATGTTGCCATTATGACTCCTCTCTGTAGTTTACTTGCTCTTTAATATCTGCAATAACCTGCTGTAGTTCTGACAGGCTTTGTCCTAGCTCGTCAATAGTTTCCGCTAATAGGTCGTTCTCTGTGCTATTGTCTATAATCATATTTTAATATCCTCTCGGTTAGCCATTTGGCGGCAAGTGAAAATCTAAACCTAAATTTAACTCCTCTGCTGCTTCAATATCGTCAGGGTCTGGAGACCACTCGGCATAGTTCAATAGCCTATCTATTTTTTCCTGCGCGGAGGCTATATACGCCTTTAAAGTCTCGCGCCGGTCAATGTGCGCCTGTAGTGCCAACTCTCTCTCTTCCGCGTCCGTTAGTACGTCAAAATGTGGGTTGCCTCTATCTTCTTCGCTTACTCTGCACCTAGTCATTATAATTCACCCCATAATTGTTTAAAATGCTTTTGATTGTCTAAGCGTAACCGCTCCAGACGTTCTACCAGTGTATCAGAATGCTTTGACTCTGTAAATACAATTTGTGTCACTAAGAAATCATGCTCTTTTTTAAACTCTGTGTATGTCATACCGTAAAACCTCATATAATCAATTCTAAGCCGTTTTAACAGGGTAACCCATGCTACCCTATAGGCTACCCTTTAAACCGCCGTAATCGCCCTTATTCCCAGGATAAAGACAGCCATTATCAAACTACCCGCGACAAATCCACCCGCGAATAACAGTACCAGTTGTAAAATTCTTTTGTATTTATTCATTATAAAGAACCTCATTAAAGACTATATCTAATTGCTGGGCCGTTAAATGTGCGTCTGCTATTACGTGGTGCGATATAGTAAAGCCATAGTTTACCAAATCATGCAAGCGGTTATCCTTTGACCCGAAAGTATCGCGTTTACAGTCGTAATAATAATCTACTGTTTCCGCTGTTTTAGCTGTGTTTATTACTTGTACTTTTTTCACTGTATAACCTCCCCAATTAGAATAACATTATGTAAACAAGCGCGACATACATAAATTTAGCTGTTACTGCCGCCCCTAGGATTACCACCGACCACCCGAACACCTCAACGGCTAGATTAATGCGCGCCTCCCGACGCGCTTTGGTTTTCAATTGTTTACGCTTTGCGCTATTCATATCATGCCGCCCCTGTTAGGTTAGAAATAAACTCCGCTGAACGTGTCTCAACATTAGCGGACACACCTTGTAGCCATTTGTTAACGTGTCGCGTTGTAGTGGCTGAATACTTTTTCTCTGTCCTAACATACTGACCTGATGGGAGCATCGCCGCGACTGGGGTTGAGTAGCTAAACAAAATCACCGCTCCGCTATTTGTTGACAATTCCGTCATGTTTGAACCTACATTGTTAATTTTCATTGGTTACACTCCCTCTGATTCTAATTCGTTTAATACTTCAACAGCTTGTTCCAGTGCCTCATGTTCCGTCTCGATTCCGTAGCAGGTGAAACAATGGTAATCTACCCATTGGCCGCCTACTGGAAATTGTAGGTTAAACGTAGCGGCTTCATTCCATTCAATACGAATGTGGCCTTCGATTTCTGATTCTATTTCCCAGTGTTTCATAATAATTACCTTTTAGGTTGTGTTAGTTGTTTTGAGTATACCGGCGATTATATACCACCGACATAGTTAAAGCAACTAATTATATAAACTAATTAAGTTTTCTCTGATTTTGTTTAAATCGCTATCCTTTAAATATGACAACACCTGCTCGCCAATATTAACACCATAAGCCGCGTGAAGCATACCGCCAACAATCTGACGTTCGTCGCGGTTGCTGTTTGTCATCTTATCCTGATACTTATTTAGCTTAGATTGATACTGTTTGCACCACTTTTTAGTCTTAACTTGTTTGGCTATTGTCTTAACCGGCGGAATATTGCATGGATTACTGATTGCGAATGTTAACATAATTATTACCTCTTAGGTTTAACAGTTGTTTTGAGTATACCGGCCATTATACAGACCGGCATAGTTAATGCAACTATTTATTTTAACTTTCTACTGGCGGGATATAGCGCTCTCCCCTTTGTTTTAAAGCCATACCCGCATAGTGTATTGTATCCGCGTATTCACCACACTTAGGATTTTCAGGCATTGCCGCCATCGCACGCTTACAGTCTTGTATCATGTAACACAGCGTATCACTACTTACATGTAGTAGGCGCTCAATTGTCTCACTGTGCCACTTTCCCGAACCATCGTTATATTCTGCCATCTTAAACACCTCTTTTGGTTTGCCCCTTGCGGGGCGTTTGGTTTATTCACTATTTCAACGTCGTAGAAGTATTGGCCTACGCTCGTGTAGCGTTTTGTCACCAGTTTATCATGAGAAAATTGGTGGCCTTCGGTAGATAGGAAAGGCACAAAACTATCAAATTCATTCTCGTAAGCCTCTGGGTAAACCTCTGCAATTGTTAAGGTGAATATATGCCCGTCTCCGTTCATACGCTCGCCGTGTAGTTTGATTGTATCGCCTGCTTTGTAGTCTCTCATTTTATCACCGCCTGAGCCGCTAAAAGCTCCGTATTTTGCGCCGTGTCTTTAATTGCGTGGTAATAACCGCCACCTAACAGAACGTGCGCTAGGTCTACTTTACCCTGAGCCGACGCTATAGCGCGTGCCTTGCTCTTGCTATCACCGCCAAAGTGCGCTTCGTATTGAGCCTTATAGTCTATAAAGAGGGAGGCTTCAAGGGTCTCCAGTATTTCGCTCTTGTTCATCTTGTTTGCTCCTTTGCACCGTTTTGGTGCGTTGGGTTGGTTTCTCTGTCTTGTTGATGCCATTATATCAAGATGCTAATTTGTGTCAAACATTTATTTATAACAGTTTGTTATATGCTTATAGCTTTTTGTTATAGGCTAAACTATAGAGAGGAACGGGCGCGCGCAAATATCACAGATAAGACACAAAGTCAATATAACTTTTAGTTATAAGAATGCTATGG